AAACCGCAGCATCGGTAAATCGGATTATATGGTCACCTACCCTTTGCGTTAAAGCCAGAGTAGTAGGGATTATCACAAAGCTAGGTACTAATACGGCACAAACTGCTGGGATGATGGCGCAGCTTGGCGAATACTACGGAACGGGCAAAGATATTGGCGAATACATAAGGCTCAACAATGCGCGTAAGGCGGAAGTATGGGAATTGGGACAGCAGATTGGGGAGTTGGATAATACTACCGGTGGTTAGTCTATCAAGCTTGAAAAATCCCTTCTTTTACGACTTCCCCAAGAAATTTTTTTAATACAACCACCCCAACCCCCTCCCCCTTTTTGTAAGGTCAGTATATTTATATGAGTATGAAATATATTGCTGTAAATAAAGCTAGTGGTAAGAAGGTACTATTCAAGACCAAAGCGGCTATGGATGCTGCACTGAAAAAGGGTTCACATACTACAATCAAGAATAAAGTAGTAAAATCCAAAGTGAAACCAAAAGGTACGGCAGTGTTTGGACGGCCTACTACGAAAAGGTCAGGTGGGATTGCGGCTTATGATACTAAGAAAGATAAAGTGATTACCTTTAAGAGTAAGGCCGAAAGGGATAAAGCCATACGTGCTGGCGATGCCGAAGCGATATATAAGGCAAAGGAATCGCCAACCGATGTTAGTTCAGTAATAAAGAATGGTAAGAAAGAAGCCCATTTTTACGATACCATATCCAAATGGGTAGGCACATCCGCATCAACTGAAGCGGTTAAGTTAGCAAAGATGCGTAAACTTCTTGATGCAGGTAAACGTAAAATGCCAGAAGTATTTAAGCCTGATGTACCCGAAGGAAAGCCTGTATTTAGAGGATTGGAGAAATTAAGTCCTAAAATACAAAGTTGGATAAAAACTACAAAACGTGATGATTGGAAATCCGTAACGGATAAGGGATTAAAAAAAACAGGCAGACCTTATGGTGAGTGGTTTGCATATACAGGCCCTACTACCAAACAATTTACATACACACCACACCGTCCGGCGCAAAGTTGGACTACGGACTCAAAAGTAGCATTTGGATTTGGTGGAGGAAAAGCCATACTGGCTATGCCGGTTGATAAAGATTTTTACTTCTCAAGCAAATATACTAATAAATTTGGTTATGGCGAAAACGAAGTTATCAGGTTGGGTACAAAGAGCTCCAAACCTAAATTAATTCTCAATTCTCGTATTTTAGACAGATTAACAAAAAAATAATATGAAAAAGAAAAAAATAGCAGGAATCACATTTGCGGTTAGAGAAACCCGAGACGGATTATTTTTTGAACCGGATAGAAAGGAAGATGTACTATTAGTGGTTAAATTAGGCGCCAATAAGGTAGTAGATGAAATTCAATCAGTATTAGATAGTAAAATCGGCAGAGGTTTCTTTTTTTATGAAAGCGGTCGTGGCGAAGTAACACGTGGTCTGACTTTTAATTTTATGCCTGGTAAGTTGGTAGATAGATTATAAAATATATGGGAAGTTAAATCTTCCCCTTTTTATTTTGTAATTCCAATAATTATTTGTATATTGTAATAGTATGAACACCACAGTACTTAAAAAAATTGAATCGGCATGGATAAGATTGGATTGGTCCGAATGGGTACATAGATTGCCTCTAAGCAACAAAGAATTAGAGGGAATGTTAGATATAATAGATAACTTCAAATCTAACAGGAGAGCAAAGGAATTAGCTCTATGTAAGTTTAGATTCATGCCAGCGTATGTATGTGTATTACGTACTGAGTTTAAACCATTTTTGGAGTGGATATATTCCGAATGTATTAGACGTGAATTATACGAAGAATGTCAACGAATAATGGATATTAGAGCAAAATTGAATTATGACAAAGTTTGAAGAAATAGTAAGAGCTTGGCGGGCTAAGTGGAATCCAACACCGGCTGAAACCGAGTTGGCTGAGAAACGATTGGCGATATGCAAAACTTGCCCATCTCGTAAGGAAGTGATAAAGGATAGTAATTTCTTTGTAGTATGTGGTGAATGCTCTTGTCCATTAGAGGCAAAATCACACTCACCTAAAAAGGGCGCTTGTGATTTGGGTAAATGGAATAATGTAGACGGATTAAAATAAAGTTACAATGATAATAATACCACAAACAGGGATAACCGATGCAAGCTTTGATAAATGGAAGGCGCATCGTATTGATGTTGAAGAAGAAGATGATAAATACCATTACTATATCATTCCGCTTGTAGATATAGATGAAACGGAATTAAAGGATATAGAAGAAATACCGGCAATATTCTCATCAGAGTCCGATGAGTTTGTAGATGAAGTAACCGGCAATGCCCTATTCACAATGCGGTTATTTGATGAAGACCTACCAGAGTTGACTTCAGAAGAAGAAGTTGAATTACTCTATAAAATTCTGACTAAAAAGGATTTGACCCGAAAATAAAAGGATTTGGCAATCTCGGGTATTTTTCGTATATTAGGGTATAATAAACCTTAAAATATGAAACAAAAAACAGAAGCAGAATTGCGAGCTAATTATGAAAAGTTTATCGCAATTGTAAAAAAGTATTTCACAGGCGAACGCTTAGAACGATTACTCCATATGTATTCCGAATCGGAACTTGGTGGCAATTTAACGGTATCGCCAGCAAGTGGTAACGCCAGTTATCATAACTGTTATGCGGGTGGTTACATTGACCATATATTCAATGTATGCCGTAATGCACTTAAAGTAAAACAATTTTTTATTGATTTAGGTGGTAAGCCCGATTTCACCGATGATGAACTTATATTTTGTGCATTACACCACGATATAGGTAAGCTTGGTACAAAGGAGCACCTACACTATATTCCAAACGATTCGGATTGGCATATTAAAAATAAAGGAGATGTCTATAAGAAAAATCCTAAAAATGCCTATATGACAATTACGGACAGAACATTCTTTACTCTACAAGATTATGGTGTAAAGATTTCTGAAGCAGAGTATTTTGGAATTAAACTTACCGATGGTATGTATGATGAAGATAATGAAAAATATCTTAAAGTATTTGACCCAACAAAGAGAATGCGTTTCAAAATTCCATACGTAATGCATTGGGCAGACCATATGAGTACGGTAATTGAATCACAAGAAAACACAATGTAATTAGTCCTCCTGACAAAATTACATACTTTTTGGTTTGGTATGGTAGTTGATTATACTAGACAAAATTTATTAACTTAAAACAAAACATTATGACAAACAATCAATTTGACAAATTATTAAACGATTTTTTTAATGCACCAATTATTAGAGATACAAACCGGTATCAATCATATAGCCCATCAAGACTGGCATTGGAGTTTGAAGGAGATACACTTGAACTGGCCTATTCGGTTATTGGACATGACCCAAAAAATGTTGAAGTATCTTTAACGCAAGATGTAATTTATATCAAAGCAAAAAAGAATGTTGAAGATAAATCACCATCCAATCAATTTGTAAAAGATATAGATGAAGCAATAAACTTATCAAAGGAATATGATGGTACTACTGCCTTTGCCGAAATTAAAAATGGTATTTTAACTATTTCCATTGATAAAAAAGAAGAACAAAAGCCAAAGAAAATTAATATTAAATTTTAATTTGGTATAATCGGTTATTTATCTTATATTTAAGGGTAGCACGTATGTGACTACCCTTTTTTATTATTTAAAATATTTATAAGTATGATATACAAACAAAGAGTACAATCGTTATTAGAAACACTTGAAGTAAAGTTAAGACTTATTGAAAGCATCTCGACAGGTCAAATGAAAATGAGTCAGACAGAAGTTGCTCAATTAATCAATAACGCTAAAAATATAAGAGAGCAAATCTCAGAAATTGTTAGATTGGAAAAATAATAATGAATTGGCTTAAATATTTAGTCGGTTTGGCAGCGATTTTAATAGCCGGTTGCGCAGCATACTTCTCCGTGACCGGTTTGGGTGTGCTATTTAGTGGAGCATCAGTCGCTGTAATGGTGATGGCCACTTCTCTTGAGTTCGCAAAGCTAGTGGCCGCAACATATCTAAAGCAAACTTGGAATACCATAAAGGGATTTAATAAAATTTACCTTACAATTGCAGTTGGACTATTAATGTTTATTACATCGTTGGGTATTTTTGGCTATCTTTCAAACGCATTCCAACAGCAAAATCTAAAATTAGAACAAGTTGGTAGAGAAATCCAAGTATGGAATAGCAAAATTGAACAAGATACTATTCAAATTACCCAATTATCACAACAAATTACCGAATTAAACCAAAATCAGGGTAAAATCATTGATAATGGAAAGGTAAATAGCCGAATTTTAAAGAGCGTTGATAATAGAGATGTACAAATTGGTAAATTGCAAGATAAAATTGGTATTTTACAAGATTCTGTAGTTAGATTTAACGAAAAAATCAATCAAATCAAAAATGATAACATTGGAATTGAACGTGAAGTTGGTGGATTCCGGTTTGTTGCCGATGCATTTGGTTGGGAACTTAATGCGGTAGTAAAATTCTTCATAATTTTGATAGTTTTAGTGTTTGACCCACTTGCAATCGCTCTGGTTATTGCTTTCAACGGACTGTTGGTTAAAAAGAAAGATGAAAATGTAAATGATACTGATAAGACATATGAAATATATGGTGAAAAATCATCGTTAGTCGAAAATATTCTTCAAAAATCAAATGATAGTGGAAAATTTTCACCAAAACCCGATGAAATACCGGTTATAGTGGAAAATTCTCAACAAGAAGAGCCGGAAGTAGAATTTATACCTAATCCAGAAGAAAATTATAAATCAGTAGCCCGATACAACCCAAATACAGGTGGATATTCCTATGAGTAGGGATTATATTTGGCAAATCCAAGTATTTTTCGTATATTAGTGTATAAACCTTAAAATATGAATATAGGATATGCATGTATAAACATGACAATGGGTAAAAAAGTTACCACAAATCGTTCAATGGTCAAAAGAACATTCAACGCTAAGGGTTTGGACTATGTTTCCGAACTAACTCTGCTAAATGCAAGAGATATTATCAAAATACTAAAATGGAATAAGGAAAATAAAATTCACCTATTCCGTCTTTCTTCGGCAATCGTTCCTTGGGGCGACCATTTAGACCTCACTCAATTAAAGGATTACGAAGCAATCAAATCGGCACTTAAAGAGGCAGGAGATTACGCAAAAGCAAACGGCATCAGAGTAAATTCGCATCCTGGCCCGTTTGTTGTATTAACTTCACCAAAGGATAATGTAGTTTACAATGCAATATGCGATTTAGAATTACATGGTAAGATATTTGATATGATGGGATTAGATAAATCGCCTTACAACAATATTAATATTCATTGTAACGGAGTTTACGGAGATAAACAAAGTGCTATGGATAGATTTTGTGATAACTTTGAAAAGCTCTCAGAATCGGTTAAAAACAGGCTTACAATTGAAAACGATGATAAGGCATCAATGTATTCCGTATCGGATTTGATGTATATTCACAATAAAATTGGTATTCCTATCGTTTTTGATTATCATCATCACCAATTTTGTACAGGCGATTTGAGTGAAGAAGCAGCTTTGAAACTTGCAGCTACAACGTGGCCTGATGGTATTACGCAAGAAGTACATTATTCCGAATCAAAAGCATTACACGAAAACAATTCAAAACTAAAACCACAGGCCCATTCCGATTATATCAATACTCTTCCCGATACGTACGGTTTGGATATTGATATTATGGTTGAAGCAAAAGCAAAAGAATTAGCAATTTTACCATTTATTAAATAAAAATTTATGAAATTAATTACAGACAAATCAATAAACGGGCTAACAAATTCCGAATTTACAGAATATCTTAAAACTCCCGTACAAAAATCAGAATTTACAAAAGAAGAAGCTGAAGAGCTAGAACGTATCTTAGTAGAAGGATTAAAGCAGCATCCTGGCTTAGGATTATCGGCAACTCAATTAGGAATTAAAAAAAGAGCTTGCATCATAAATGTAGATGATGAACCAATATTTCTATTAAATCCAATTATCACATATAGAGATACAGAAGGGTTTTTATTTTATGAAGGATGTCTTTCTATTCCTAAAACATTGACGATGCCAATCAGAACTGTACGTTCAACAAAAATTAAAGTGCAAACTGATAATTTAGGTGAACTTGAATTTGAAATTAATACAGCTGGCGATAAAGAAAGCGTTTCACCGGAGACACTTCGTACAGTTGTTGCACAGCATGAGATTGACCACTTAGACGGGGTTACAATTAAAGAAAGAGTTTATTCAACAACGGTTAAAAAACGCCAAACCTACGGCCGTAATGAAAAGATTTTAATGAAATCACCTACCAACGAATTTGTTGAAGTGAAATACAAAAAAGCAAACGAATATTTTTTACAAGGTTACGAAATAGTTTAATTATGATATACACACTACTATTACTTATAATAATCGGATTAGGTTATTCCAATTGGAATATGCTTAAAAAATTAGAACAATACGAAGATATAATTGAAGAAAATGACCAATTTATCCAAAATGAATTAACAAGAAACGAAGCATTACTGGAAGCATTGAGGCAAATAGATAATCGCCAAATGTTTGAGAAGGATGATGATGTGGGTTCTATATTTTCATTAATAAAAGAAACAATAGAAAGATACAAATCAAAATCATAATATGCCAAGGACAAAAAAATCAAAACAGTATTTTACAAAAGATACGGAAGAAGCAATTATAGAATATAATACTCTTGAAGATAAACGCACAAAAGATAAAATCTATAAAGAAAGAATACAACCTGCCTTTTCAAAATTGGCAGAGATAGTTTATAACAAGTGGAAATTTACATATTTTGATGACCAGCCTGAGGATGTTATGTCTGAGGTGGTGGCCTTTATGATTGAGAAGATTCATATGTATAAGGCAGGTAAGGGTAAGGCGTTTTCGTATTTTACGATTGTTGCTAGGAATTACCTTATCTTAAACAATAATACCAATTACAAGCGCTATAAAGATACCGATATAATGTCTGGTATGCCAGAAAGTTGGGACACTGAAAATAATTTTAGAGAAGAAGTCCGTAACGATGAACACCGTACATTTAACAAAAGAATGTTATTATATTGGGATAAATATTTAGAAATCCATTTTACCAAAAAAAGAGATATACAAATAGCAGATGCTATTTTAGAATTATTTCGTAGAGCAGAATATATTGAAAATTTTAATAAAAAATCTCTATATCTCTTGGTAAGAGAAATGACTGGTCACCCAACGCATTATATCACAAAGGTTGTTAATAAAATGAAAGAGAAGCAAATGGATTTATATAGTGAATTTGATAGGGATGGTGATATTAAAATATAAAATCCTATTATTTTATAATTATAGACAAACAAAATTATATTTATGGGGTCAGAGTTCCAGTTATTTGATGGTAAAAATTTATCATCTCTATTCAAAGATATATACGAAAATCAAATTAATAAAAAGAAAAACATTTCTGAGCTGATTGAAAGCCTACGTAAACTCATACGTAATGTAGGAGAGGCAACTGTTATAGCTCCTATCATTAAAGACCTTATTGAAGTTTCCGTTAAGAATGATGACCATTTAATTAAACTTGCAACGATTGCTCAACGTCTTGCCGCTGCTGAAGCGAAAGGCATTGGTGAAGATGGTTGGCTTAGTGAAGCAGAGAAGAATCAATTACTAATGGATATGGAAGATACGATTAATGCCGTAGAAGAAAAGAATAAAGAAAAATTAACGGATATTGAAATTGAATTAGAAGATATAAAAAAGAAATTGTAATATGCCAAATTTAATGATACAAGATGCACCTTCTGCATCGGAGATATTTTTAGCAAAAGTTACTAAAATTTATAATACAGAAGATTCTTTTAAAGAATTAGATGCACCGTCAGATACGACCATCTACTATAATGATAATAAAAATTTTAGTAAAACGGATATTAGATTTTTAGGTGCTATTCAATTTGCTAAATCAGACTTCAGATCGGAATCTGATTATGCGTTTCCATTTGATAAAAATAATTTAACATACCCAATTATAGGCGAATCCGTTTTCGTAATTAAAAATGATAATGAATATTTTTGGTTGCCATATACTGTAACGCAATATCCAAATTATAGAGAAGATTATAAAACTGCAAATGCAGCAGAGCCCAGAGAAATGGAAGATGTGGCTGGTGGGGCTACAAAGCAAGAAAAATATAAAGGAAGTAAATCCGTACCTAATACAAATGGATTAAAATCCGAAAACAAAAGTAATAAATATGAAGTAAAGGAGAAAATTAAGTTTCTTAAACCAAAAGAAGGCGACACCATTCTACAGGGAAGGGTTGGTAATACTATTAGATTTTCGGAGTATTTCCTTACGGAAGATGGTAAAACATCTAGTCCTTCTATATTCATTCGTAATAAACAAAATGGTGAACATAATGAGAAATCAATAGGTACATTGGTAGAAGAAGATATAAATAAAGATGGCTCATCAATTTATATTGTATCGGAAAAAGTTAAAGTGCCATTTAAAGAAACTATTACCAAAGAAAAGATTGGATTTAAACAATATCCAAATTCAACGGATTTTGTAGGAGACCAGTTGTTTATAAATT